GTGTTACTTAGTAGTCTATCTTACCGTTGAGATATCCTTCCACATCAAACTTCTTATCATCTTCTCCCTCTTCTTTATATTCAATCACATCATAAATCTCACCCGGCATGTCATTAATCTCAGAGAAAATGTCAGTGTCGAAAGTGTCGTAATCCATTTTAAAAAAGTGTTAGTTAGTGAATGAATGAATGAATGTTACTTAAGCAAGAAGATTATCAATCACACGTTCAACATCTGCCGAAACTTCAATGCCTTGAGATTCACAATAATCAAGACACATTTGAAGGTCAGGTTGCATCTCCTCTACGAAATCATAGAGGGTTTCAAATACAGTTTGAGAACAAGTCATAATGTTAGTTAGTGAGTGAATGAGTAAGGGTTACTTAGTCTATAAGTTCTTTCATCATTTCATTTACTTCTAATCCGTTGATATTAACATCGTCCCACTTACAACTATCTGGGGTTTCTTTACTTCCAGCATCGTGAATCATACTCACCAGATGACCATAAGTTCCACCATCCCTTGCAACATCACATGCCAGTTCATACAAACCAGGATCATTTCCGATCCAGAGAGCAACATTCCAGGTCTCCCAATTTGTCCAACCGTTGTAACCTTGCATTTGGTAAATTCCTTTGACTCTTTAATAATACACGATTTTGAGGTTCGTGCTCATTTATTGTGCCACTAATACTTTTGGCACATAGTATCACTTACACAGTACGAATCGTGATACCCATCATTAACTCATGAGCAACATCGATAGAGTCATCTTCCCTTACGATTGGAAGATTAGTATCAACAAACTCCGAAGCAAGATCCATCATTAACTCATGCATTCTTTCATCTCCTGCAGCAAACTCAGCAAACTCTTCAGAGAATCCTGATGCTAACCTACGAATTGCTTCGTCATGTACATTGAGAACGGTCATTTTGAAAAAAAGTGTTAGTTAGTGAATGAATGAATGAATGTTACTTGGCAGGGAAATTCTTACACACAGCATCACATAGCACAGATGTTAAAGCATCCTTTGCCTCTTCAAAATTATCCAACTCACCCATATCATCACACTCATCAATAAGTGATTGAAAATATTGTTCTAGAGTTGCCGTGATATCTTCCATTAACTGTTCACGACTAGTTAACATGTCAAGTGTGTCGTTGTTAATCATTTTTAGGGTGAATTCCTGATGACTTAACTACAATACACGATTTTGAGGTCTGTGACCATATTGTGTGCCACTTCCCCGACTGGCACACTCATAAGGTCTCTCTATGGGTCTTATAAGGTCTTCTAATGCCCTCTTGTGCCAGTCGGGGAAGTGGCACACTAATACACGTCTGCGGTCTCTCTGATGCTAATATCAACATTCTCGTCACCTTCCAGTCCTAAGATATCATTCCAATCAATATCTTCCAAGTTTAAATCATCATAACACTCAATGTCTAATGTAACACTTATGATGCGTTTGTGTGCGTACATGTGTATCTCGTGTGATGTGTGTTATAATGTGTTATGTGTACACATATCTCGTAATGTATATGTGTATCTCGTATGTTATGCGTAATGTTTATACGCAAGCTCTACGTAGTCACATGTATCTCGTGCGTACTCATCATCTATCTCGTATGTATCCTGGGTGTTATGTGTATCTCGTAGTGTATATGTGTTATGCATATCTCGTGCATAATGCTCACACATCTCGTCTTTATAATACGTATAAGACTCGTTGTTATAATGATACTGTAACTCGTGGTCTTCGTAATACATGGGTCTCGTCGAGATTTGTATGTTACTTGTATATTATACAGACATCTCGCACGTATGTCAAGTATGATCTCGTGCGGTATTCATAAGCATTATTTATAAGTCTCGACGAGAAAAAATGTGTGGGTCTCAGAGTTTTTATGTGGGGGGTCTTGACAAAACTGCCGTCTTGTGGTAGAGTGTCGGCAAAGGTTGCATAAGATCTGAGGTTTATAAGAGGTTTATAAGACCTTTATAAGGATATTAAATCACAAGGATCTAAGGGGATCTGAGAGTATTAGAGAAGGTTTATAAAATAATAATTCACAGGTTTTCCACACAAATAATAGGGTTTATCCACAGAAATACAATACTTTTCCACAGACTTGTTAAATCTCTATAATAGTTTTAAATAAACATATATACAGAACACACAAATATATTATAATTCAATAATGGCATACATCTACAGCATTACAAACAATCTGAATGGTAAGCAATATATTGGTAAAACAACTAAACTCAATCCATATGATAGATGGAAAGAACACATCAGAAATGCCAAATTAAAAGAGAATACAGTAGCATACAGTTCTATTCATACTATGCCTATTATTAAAGCAATCAATAAGTATGGTAGTGATAACTTTAAGTTTAGAGTATTAGAAGAATGTTCTGATGATAATGTAAATGAAAGAGAGAAGCATTACATCGCAGAATATAATACTTGTGATGGTACGGGATATAACTGTACCTATGGTGGAGAGGGTATATCTAAACCATCAAAGTATTGGTCTAAACATCCTTTCAGTCGTGCCGTCAGTTGTTATACATTAGATGGTGTTTATATCTGTGACTATGATACTGTTGGTATAGCAGCATTAGAAACATTAGGGCGTAAAACTTCTGAAAGTGAAAGAGGTGGTATTAGAGTATGTTGTCAAGGTAAAGTATTTCAATCACTCAACTATAGATGGACTTGGAAAGGTGAGAAATTAAAAGAATGGAAAGATAAACAAATTAGACTAAGACCTGGTGTTTATGGATATACTAAAGATGGTGAGTATAAAGAGTGGAATAGTCAGGCAGACTGCGCAGAATTCATAACAGAAAATAGAAAGAATAATGATGGAGTGCATCAGTCATTAAAAAGTCCCCGTAAAAATAAACTACAGTGTAAGGGTTGGTATCTATTCCATAAAAAAGGTAAGATCATTCCTTTCGATAAGATTACCTTTGCCACCAAAAGAAATACCACGGAACATTATAAGAAAGCATCTGCAATAAGTGCTGCCAAAAGAAGGAAACCAGTAAAAGGTATTAACATTCATACCGGTGAAATAATTACCTTCAATAGCATAAGTGAAGCATCATTTTATATTAAGGGTGAAGGTGATTATAGTTGTGCGGGAGGGATTACCCGCAACATTAAGAATAGGATGAATGGTGAATACTGGAAATGGGCATTTGATCACAAGTGGAATTACATTTAATCATAGATACTCTTTCGACTCTTTACCTCTCCAAATAGTTTGTTCATATAATCAAGCACCTTATCATCTACATCTTCAGTGATAGTTTCTTCTACTACATCATCAATAGATTTACCTGTCAATACACTCTTAGTTGCAGCAGCAGTAATCAGAAATGCCTTAAGTTTATCCTTCGTCTTATCTTCTTTCTTCTTTCTTTTTATGGCAACGATTTCATCAATACGACTTTGAATCTTTTCATTCAGAGTAGAATTAAATCCTACCTTCAACATATCATGCAATCTATTAGATTCCTCAGATAAAGTTTCTCTCAGGAAAGATGATGAATCGATATAACAATCAATCAGATCATCAGGAAGATGAACATTCAAATATAGTTTTGGATGAAATATGTTTTCATCTGATGTTAGATAGTGATTCGTATATAAAAACCCAGTACGATGAGTATCATAAATGGCACGAAGGATTTCTTCATCATCAGATGTTTTTGCCCATTCACCAATTATTGTTGTATCTTCTCTCCAAACATCAAGCAAAAAAATAGGTCCTCGCCTCTCAGGATACTGTGCTTTCCATTCAGGAAGAGAATGTTCTTTATAAATTTCTGACGTAATTGTTGCTTCTTTAATAACATACAGAATTAATTCTTTTTCTGTTGCAAATAATGGGTCTGGGTCTGGAACTGGAACTGAATTAGATTCGGTCTGATGAGAAAAGAAGTTAAACATAAGTTCTTTGTGTATGTAATGAGTATTAGGTGGTAGGAAGTGGTTATCGTTTAGTCAGTAGGATGAAAGAGATTATTAAAATGTTCGTATTTTGTTTTATTGTTATTGAGTGGGTGATAATCGTCCCAGTAAACTTCTGTAGATTCCACAGACATTACACTTGGATTGTAATACGCTGGGTCACATTCAAAAGTTTCCTCATCGAAAGGTTCATCGAATTCAACTACCATAATTTCAATTTTGTGAACTTTCGTTAGTACTTTTTCAAATTCCATGGTGTCCGTTGCTTATGTGAATAGTATAAGGCATCTGGGTGCCCTGTGGAACGTTAGGTGGACAGTTCTTAATCTGTCTCATAGATACTCTTCAATACACTCTTATTAGATTACCATTTACCAATAGGACACTGACTCACACCAAACTTTACCTTATGAGACAAATGACAACCACACTGTCTACACCTATTCTGTCTTACACTATAATAATCACACTTCTTACATATATCTAACCTTTCCTTCTGTTCTTCTTTAGATAGAAGTAACTTAGTCTCAT